TCCAGGTGTCTTACGATTGTTATAATGCAGAAAAACCTGTACACATTCTTTGCCTTTGAATTTTTCTCTCCAATGCTCTAGCTCTACACCTCTATAAACCAACATATCTCCAGGTTTTAGATCTACTCTAACACCTTTTGCTTTACTGGCTGATGTAATATTCTTACCATCTGGTGCACCCACATTCTCATTTGGACTCAGATATATTGGCCAGTCATCACCACCAAGATTCATGGTGGTAGATATCTCACAGGAGAATCTATCCTTGTGTCTTTTTAATTCATCACCTTTTTTATATATCCTTGCGTATGTATATGCAGGATATAGTTTTAATCCTGTTGCTTTTTCCATACCAGGTTGACATTTAAGTAATAAAGTCTCCATGGCCATGTTTGCATATTGAGAATAAGTGTTTGGTATCTGTTCATTCTCACCTTCATAATAACCAATAATAGTTTCAAAAGGTGAAAAGTATCTTGCTTGTCTACAAGTGTCATAGACCTGTTTTTGCATTCTAAAATAGTTTGCAATAAATATTGCAAGATCTTTAGATATTGCTTGTTTAATAATTGTATATTTTTTCTTTTTAAACATCTTTAGCCATCTCTTTTGGTACAGCCTGTATGTTCCAATGTATAAATCTAAATGGTTCCTTACCATGATCAACCGCATACTCATGCTCTAGATATCCTGGAAATATAATTAATGTTCCTGGCTTTGGGCGTAAATGAAATTGTTCGTGACCTGGCCACACACCTTTCATATTTGGTTTCATTTTTAGTTTTGTACATCTCGCACCGGTCTTTGGTTCGTGAAATACAGGGTATGATGTTTTATCACTACATTTTAAAAAGTAAAAACCCGATACGTGTTGATTCCAATGTATGTGAGCAGAATGATGACCACCACCTTTTTTAGCAAACTCTTGTACCCACATCTCACTAAACATGGTTGAGTATTGAGACATATCATAACCCTGATGATCCAAGTACTCCCAGGATTTTTGACCAATGTAATTTCTAAAATCTAGAAAATCATTATCAACTGTAAGAGGTGTCGAGTGATATGATCTTCCAAAATCACCGTGTTCTTTTATATATGCCTTTTCTCTTTTACGAGCCTCTTGAATATATTTGTTACTTGCTTTGTTTAATGATTTGACAAACTCTGGTTTTTCCTCACTCCAAATTACAGTTGGAAAATAACTATTTATAAACATTATCTAAAAGGCCTCCCTAAATGCCATACCACAAGACTATATCTTGTGCCTGATGTTACTGGTTTAACTCTATGCCACACAAAACTAGGAAACACAATGATAGATCCTTTTGGTAATATCTCTTTACATTGAACTCTGTGTTTTGATTCGTCTCTCATGTGTGGATCATAGTTTCTAAAATCAAATTCTAATTCACCACCTCGATACTCTGAGCCATCTGTTAATTGACAAGTCATAGATAGTTTTCTAATTTTACCATGATCTGGTGTATCTGGTTTATTATAAGGTTTGTCCCAGCTATCACAATGCCAATCATAATATTGATTTAATTTATATTTTGTAAACTGACAAGACTCACTTCTCTCCCAGTCAAAATTCCAACCTGCATTTCTATTTGCTTTGTGCACATATGGATGTAATTCTTTGTATATCCAGGTATCATTGAGCCATACTAGATCGGACTTTCTTTTTTTCTGCATGTTTTTAACCTCGTCCTCTTTTAATTTTCTATCTCCATAACCACCTGTTCTAGCCATGACTTCTTTTTGTTGATTAGCATATTGTATTACTTCATCACAAAATCTAGGTGTTAATGCACTTTTAAAATACCAATAATAATTAGATATATTCATACGTTATGGTCTTTACAAAATTTAAACTATCCTTTTGATTATTGGTTAAGTAATACATATTAGTTGATGGAAACATTATAAATTTATTATTTTCTAATGGTATGTCCCAAGATCTACCTTTACGTCTATTATCTTCATAATGTATTCGAACCATACAATCTTTTACATTTACACCATAAAGAAGTGTATAATCAGGAGAGTTACGTAGATCCACTGGATCAATATTTAATAAAGGAATTGTCGTCTCTTGAGGTTTATACATATTACCCCACGTTTCTCTGTTAATTAAAGTGATACCATATTCAAGACCAATATGATCTCGCATATAAGTATTCAACATATCCCAAGCCCGTGAGAATGGAAAAGGTGAATCTTTAATATTTGATTCTAATATGTCTTGTTGTAATTTATTCCGATCAATGTCCCAATCTTTAGGCATTGCCACATCACCGTAATATAAAGCTTGTTCTGTTAATACTTTCTTCTGCATACCACATACCTTTTTAATTTATCCTGGTGTGTCTGTCAAGTCCCAGCTCTGTCCAGCTTCATTCCAAACATATCTTTTATTTGCTGTTTTTTCTTCTTCGGTTAATGCAGGAGCATCACCAATAGGTGATTGCCATCTAGCATCAGTTGTGTTTTTAACCCACGATGCGTAAGGTTTTTTAGGCCAAAAGATTTGATCATCCTCGTCCCACTCAAAACCTATACCTGCGTAATTTCCTCTAAATGCTTTTGAGTCATCACCTGAATTATGTTTATTACCCACTGTATTATAAGATGTTTGAATCCACATCTGTGCAGGCCAGTTGTTATGTGTTTCTAAATATTGTTGACCTACTGATTCATCCTCAACACCATCAGCGTTTAACATATCTTTGTTATCAAGTGTTAATACTTGAATAACTTTTCCGTTAGCTCCTAATTTTGCAAAATGTGCCATAATGTTTCTCCTTATATATTAATTTTAATTATCATTCAACTATTGAAATTTATACCTTATTACAACTATTCCTGAACCACCATTACCACCTGTACCGTCATTACTTGGTGGATTATTTGTTGTTGGAGATTCTCCACCTCCACCTCCACCACCTCCGGTGTTAGCAGTTCCAGTTGCACCGTGTTGTTTATTTGTAGGTCCTGCAGGATTATTATAACTTCCTGGATGATCTGGTGCCATTGCACCTGGACCACCTCCACCAATTCCACCTTGTGCATTTGTTGCTGGACTAGGTGCTGGAGTATCTGTTGCACAGTTAAATGTACCACCTCCTCCTCCACCAGAAAAATATTGTACAGAGCTTGAGCATTCTCCATTAGACGCACCAAAACCTGTAATACCTGCTCCTGCTCCACCAACTCCACCAAAACCTGAAGAAGATCCTGGTATACATCCATTGTCTCCACCAATACCCATAGCTCCTCCACCTCCATCACCAGCTAAACCATTACTACCGTCTCCTCCTGCTTGACCTTGAGGCGGACTCACAGGTGGAGTATTTCCATTAGCTGTGCTTCCTCTATTTCTTGCAGGTCCACCACCGGATCCACCAGGTCCAGCGTTATTAGGAGAACCCATATTACCACCAGCTCCAAAACCACCACCGTGTGATGTAATTGTACTAAAACTTGAATTACTACCATTATCTCCATTTCCACTTGGAGAGTTTGGTGCGTGACCTCCGTCACCACCTGCTCCAACTGTTATTGGAAAAGCTGTAGCTGTAACTGTAATACCTGCAGGTGCATTTCTAGGTGCGCCCGGATTATTAGGTCCAGGTTGAGGATTAGTTGAAGGATTTGCAAAAAATCTAAAACCTCCAGCACCTCCACCACCACCGGCTCCACATCCTGCTCCACCGCCACCACCACCAGCTACTACTAAATAATCTACTACATTTTCAGATTCGGTATCAGATACTGCAGATACACAAAAAGTCCCTGGTCCTGTAAATGTGTGAATTTTAAAATCACCAGATGTTGTTATTGTACCACCCGTAGCTGTTAATCTTTGTGCAGCCACATCACTATTATTTGCTGTGGCAACACTTTGAAAACCAGTTGTTGCATCTACAAAAACTAATTGAATTGCTGAATTTGCTTTTGAAATTACAACATCTTCTGTTGCACCATTTATTTTATTAGAATTTCTATTTATTGTAATATTGTTTGTTGCTGCTGTGCTATTGTAATCTGAAACAACTATCATATCACCTGCGCTTGGCGAACTTGGTAGAGTTACGGTAACTGCTCCACCTGCCGTATTAACAAAATATCCCTCACCAGCTACCGCATTAAAATTTGATGTTTTAGCTGTTGTAACAAAATCAACAGCACCTGTTTTACCAAATCCTGTTTGTGTCCCAGAGTTTGTAATTGTTGCACCAGCAGGAATTGTAATAGTATCTCCACTGTCTCCTAACTGAACTGTACCACAATTTGTTCTTGGACTAATTTTATTTACTTTTACTTCACTCATAATTATTGAAATTTATACCTTATTATTACCACACCCGAACCACCATTTCCACCAGTAGATAATGGACCATTTCCATTTCCACCACCACCGCCTCCACCACCAGTGTTATCTGTTCCATTTGATCCTGGTCCAGAAGGCGTAGCTCCAGTTCCACCTCCACCTGTTCCACCAGATCCTCCACTTGCTGGTCCACAATTAGCATACGCACCTCCACCGCCACCACCACCATATGCTACTGGACTTGCTGTAATTGAAGTTGTCGCTCCTGCTCCACCGTCTGGTGCTTGAACACTTGGGTTAAAAGCAGATTGTGAATTTTCTCCTGCAGCGGTTGCTCCGCCACCACCAGAGCCACCATCATTATGTGGAGCACTTGCTCTAGTTCCACCAGGTTGTCCTTGTGGTGGACTAACAGGAGGTGTATTTCCTGCTCCACCTGCAGGACTAACTGGTATATCTGCTGCGTCTCCACCGCCTGAACCACCGTCTGCTCCAGATTTAGGAGACGATCTAGATCCACCTCCACCACCACCATGTGATGTTATTGTTGAAAAAATTGAATTATTTCCAGGTGCTATACCTCCAGGACCACTTTGGCCAGCTCCGCCACCACCAACTGTAATTGGAAAAGCTGTTGCTGTTACCGTGACTCTGTTAGGGGCGCTTGGCTGACCATCTAAAGGACTTGCTGTGTAAGGAGTAGATGGAGATTTGTTTTCTCTAAATCCTCCGGCTCCTCCTCCACCACCAGCACAAAATCCACCGCCACCACCTCCAGCTACTACTAAATGAGAAACTTGATTGTTAGCTGCACAAGGAGATATTGAACTTACTGTAAATGTTCCTGGACCTGTAAATGTGTGAATTTTGCAATTTCCTGAAGTTGTAATTGTTCCACCTGTAGCTTGTATAAAAGATGATCCTACATCTGCAAAAACATTATCTTGAATTGATCTCCAACCAACTGTTGAATCAATATAAACTAAAGTAACTCCCTCTCCTTCTGTACTTAAAATAATTGGACCTGTTCCAGTGTTAATTTTTTCTGAACCGTTTGGTGTAATTGTTAAAGAATTCGAATCAAAAGTATTTCTATAATCCTGAAAAGAAACGATAGCACCTGCAGATCCTGCTGGTAAGTTTGCTGTTACTGCTCCGCCATTAGTATCTACAAAAAAACCTTGTCCATTTACTGCTGTAAACGTAGATGTCTTAACACTCCCTGTTTGCCAATCTACAGTCCCTGTTCTACCAAATCCTGTTTGTGATGCACCAGACGCTAAACTAACAGTGTCACCACTTGCACCGATAGTTATAGTGTTGCTAGACTCTTTTATAATGTCTGCTCCACATGTGTTTTGTATCGTATTTACTTTAATTGTACTTGTCATAATTATTGAAATTTATACCTTATTATTACTATACCAGAGCCTCCGGCACCACTAATTGTACCATCTGCCACTGGACCACCACCTCCGCCTCCACCTGTGTTTACTGTTCCAGCAGTAGAGTGACAACCACCTGTTGATGGTGCGGCTGGACCTCCACCTCCTGCTCCACCACTTCCACCAGCGGTGCTTACAGCACTTGGGCCTGCACCTCCACCACCTCCACCACCTGCTCTTGCAGTTGGTGTATTGTTTATAGTTGAAGTTGCTCCTGCTCCTCCATTTTTATTAAATGGACTTGATGATCCTTTACCAGCTTCAGTTGCACCTCCACCTCCTGCACCTATAGATAAACTGCCTCCAGGATTACCTTGAGGTGGACTAACAGGTGGTGTGTTTCCAGCTCCTGCACAAGTAGAACAAGAAGAACCCCCTCCTGATCCACCATTTGCACCTCCTGTTTCACCTTGTCCTGAACCACCACCTCCTCCTGCAGATGTAATGCCACCAAAACTTGAATTACTTCCACTTGCACCACGACCAGAACCTACTCCTGGTGTTCCTCCACCACCAACTACAACTGGAAAACTAGTTGCTGTAACTGTTACTCTATTTGCCGGTGTACCAAAACCATCTAAAGGACTAGCTGTAAATGGATTTACTGGATTTTTAACTTCTCTATATCCACCAGCACCACCACCGCCTGCACCTGTAGTATTGAAGGGGGCTCCACCACCTCCTGCAGCACCTCCTGCTACAATAACATGTGATACAATATTATTTGTTGCACATGTTGCTATTTGAGAGACACAAAAAGTTCCTGGTCCTGTAAACGTATGAATTTTGTCATTACCAACTGTTGTTATTGTTCCACCTGTTGCAGTTATAAAAGTTTCTCCTGTAACATTTCCCGTTGCATCATTAATATTTTTCCAACCTTCGGTATCATCAACATAGAGAAAAGTAGCAGACAGACCTTCAGTTGATAAAGATGCATTAGCATTTAAACCACCAATTTTTTGTGAACCATTTGGTGATATTGTTAAAGCATTTGTTTGAAATGTATTTGTATAATCTGCAAAAGCAACAATAGATCCTGCTGTGCCAGCAGGTAGATTTGCAGTAACTGCTCCACTTGAAGTATCAACAAAAAAACCTTGTGCGTTTACAGCAGTGAAGGTGCTTGTTTTTATTGAACCAGTTTGCCAATCAACAGTTCCTGTTCTACCAAAACCTGATTGAGTTGCGCTCGCATGTAGAGTTACAGCTGTGCCTGAACCACCTAAAGTTAACGTGGATCCAGTTTGTTTATCTATTTCATTTACTTCTATCTTACTCATTAAACTACTACTACCGTTCCTGTTATAGTTTGTGTTCCAGTTACTGTAACTGGTCCTGCTAATACTGCATTACTAATTGTTTGATCATCAGACAAAGTTGCTGAATGATTAAAAGCATAAGTTG